CAACAGATGGCAAGAGCAAACTTGATGTGGTAATGTATAAAGTATTTCAATACGCATTGGAAGGCAAATCGTGGGCGGTACAGTTTATTGCTGATCGTACTGAAGGCAAGGCATTAGAAAGAGTTGAGCAACACGTTACAAAAGATGAGATAATAATTGAGTGAAGTTTCGCATAAAAAAAGACAAGATGCTCAAGCATCAACGGCAATTCTGGGATATGCAAAACCGAATTGTCCTGTTAGTTGGGGGATACGGCTCGGGCAAGACGTACATCGGAGCATTGAAATCCCTTTACATGAGTTATTTAAACAATCCTGTACCGGGGATGTACATATCGCCTTCACATCAGTTAGCGACAAAGACAATAATTATAACGCTCAAGGAGCTATGTAATCGTGCGGGTATTGATTACACCTATAATCAGCAACGTAGTGAATTTATATTTCACAATTGGAATGGTAAGTTATGGCTTGGCTCTGGTGATAAACCAGATTCGTTGCGTGGCCCGAACATTGGATGGGCAGTTATAGATGAACCTTTTATACAAAAGCGTGAGGTATTTGAGCAGATGATTGCACGTGTAAGACATCCAGATGCAAAGAAGTCGCAGATATACCTTACAGGTACGCCAGAACAGCTTAATTGGGGCTTTAATCTTGCAAATGATACTAACCTCGACATTGGTATAATACAGGCTTCTACGCTTGATAATCCACACTTGCCAGATGATTATAAACAGAGTTTATTACAGGCTTACTCTGAAGAACAAATTGAAGCGTATGTGTATGGCAAGTTTGTTAATCTTACACAAGGCAGAGTATATAAGGACTTTGATAGGGAAAAGCACGTTGTAGAACGTCCCGATCTAAAGAATAGTGGATTGCCTATTGGAATTTCAATGGACTTCAATGTTGATGCGATGAGTTCAGAGATATTCTATATAGGCCCTAATTGGATACACGTATTTGATGAGGTAAGATTAAAGAACGCAACAACGTATGACATGGTTGAGGAATTGGTCAAAAGATACCCAGAGGCAAGGATATTTCCGGACAGTTCGGGTTCAGCCAGAAGATCATCAGCAGTTGCGAGTGATCATCAAATCATTAGGTCACATCCGGGTTATAGTATATCAGCACCTAAAGCTAATCCGCCTGTGCGTGAGCGTGTAAATTCAGTTAATAAGATAATACGAGAAGGCAACTTCTCTTGTGAGAACTGTCCTAATCTAATTATGGACTTCGAGCGTAATGTATGGCGCGGAAATGATATAGACAAAAGAGACTCTACCCAATCCCATGCGAGTGATGCAATCGGATATGGTATTAATCGGCTCTTTCCGGCAAGGCGAAGAATAATGGAGAGTGTATCGTGGTGACGTTCTTATTTGGTGTGTCAATTGCTTTTAATATTCTATTTGGTAGTTTGTGGGTATATGGTATGTACTTGGACAAAAGATTTAAAAGGGAAGCAAACAGATTAGTTGATACTCATATAATGAGGTCTGAATCATTTAATAATTGGAAATATGAAGCATGATGACAGTTAATGATATAGTGTTACCCGACCTTTCTGAAAAGGTTGTTCTTGAATCAGTAAGAGCAGCACAAAAAGGATTTGAAGAAAAAGAGAACGCAGAAAGGGATACTGCTCTCGACTTTTATTATCACAGGAACGTAGACCAACATATTGAGCAATGGTTTTCTCCTTCTACGTTAGAGCAAGTCCCTGTCTTTCCTCAAAAGATTGTGCCACGTTTCTCTCGTGCCAGAAATATGTTATACAAAAACTCTCCTAAACGAATGATTAATGGCGAACAAGCTGATGATTATCTGGCGATGACACATCACTTGGATACAGTTACAAGAGAGTTTAATGAAACTGCGTGGCTTACAGGTAGCATGGCGTTTCGCAGTAAGTTCGGACGTGATAAAGTAGAGTATGATATTATACCGAATTACAAAAGATATTATTTAGATGGTGAGTCACATCCTTTTGGTGTGTCGTATGAAGTAGGTCGTGACCACCGCAACAATCGTATATTTGTGTTCTGGTCTGAAGCAAGAGAAGGCATACCCGGTATTCACATGAAGTTTGACCAAGCGGGACGTGTTATACAAGTAAACGAGGACAATGTAAATCCATACGGAGTTATACCTGTTACGTTTGTTGATTATACAACAAGTGCATCCGATGTAATACGTGCAGCTATTCAGATTGGTATCGCTAACACAGAGATTGCATTGGCAGAGCGTTTTGCGTTTGGACAACCCGTTGTGACAGGAGCAGACGAAGTATCTAAAATCAAGCTTGGTATTGATCGTGTGCTTTTATTAGGAGAAGGACAAACATTTTCTTTTGTTGGTAATCCCGGTTCACTTACAGAAATGATTGAAGTAAGTAAATCATTTGCTAACCAGACAGCGATTAACAATCATCTGCGTATTAAATGGGATGAATCTGGTAACGCACCAAGTGGAACTGCCTTGAAGATTATGGAAATGGAGAATCTCGAGTCACGTGTATCAGATATACCAAAATGGAGGGATTGGGAACATGAAAGATATCAAGTCGATAGGGAGATTATTCGTGTACATACAGGCAAAGATATGGGTGAAAATTATGGAGTGGACTTCGCAGAAGTAGAGTTCCCACTTGACCAGAGCGAAGAATTTGCACGTCTTGAGTTCATGATGGACAAAGGATTAATGGACAGGACTGATTTGATTCGTCATTTTAATCCAGACATATCAGATGAAGATTTAGAAAAGCTAATGAATAGAGTTGATGAGAATAAACAAAAAGAAGCACAGGCACAACAACCAGAACAACCACAATTTGAAGGATTGAAACGTCTTGGCACAATTAGTTCTTAATCATATCGCAAAGATTGATAAGCTTCAAGATGAGGTTATTCAAAATGCAGATAATATTTTACCTTCAATTGATATTGATGAAATGTTAAAAGATACAGAGGGTTACTTGTTAAATCTTGGTTTATCGTTCTTAACAGAACACATTGACGAGATTGAAAAAGGTGCTGAACAAGGGCAAAAGTTTGCAAAAGAGGTATTAAAGAAAAGTGGCTAATCAAGCAATTACAATCGAAAGAAACTTTAATTTAAATAAAATTACATTGGATTTGACAAAAGAATTAAATCGCTCTGCACAAATAATTAAAACAGATCACTTTGAAAGATTAGAGAGTGGTCAAGGCGTAAAAAGTGCATTGGTTCCTTCAAAGAAAAAAAGTGGTAAAACATTAGTCAATACCGGTAAAATGAGAAATCTTGTGATTGAAAGAGCAACAAAACAAAAGCAAGAAGCAATTGTACATCCCGGAAGAAAACAACGCTATCCAAACTCAAAGGTTACGATGGAAGATGTTGGTGCTTTTCATCAATCTGGAGCGGGTAATTTGCCAAAAAGAGAATGGTTCGGTATTACACAAAAAGCAGAAAAAAGAATTATTAAGATGGTAGAGTTAGAAATCGAAAGGCAAATAAAACGTGCCTAATCTACAAGCAACTATATCTAATCAACTATCTGCAACAGCAGCACAGACTACATTGTCAATACAAGAATTAGTTTCTACAATGAGGTCACAAGGCATGGCAGACCAAGCTATACGTCAAACATTGTTAAACGATCTAAACTCTGGTGGTCAATTGTTTGGTTCGTTCAGAAATAAATTAAAGAATACTGTTAAGACACAGAGAAACAGGTACTCTTGAGTTCTTTGAAACAATAGGATTACCGGCTTCAGGATTTAGTGTATGCCAAACAAATTGTCGTTGTCAAATAGTACCACAAGACTACAAAGGCGAAAACCTTGAGAAACCTTTAATTAAAGATAAAAAAATAAAAAAATCATTATATACAAATACAAAACAAGCAGAAAACTATCTACAAAAAAAATTAAACTTGCGAGATAATAGAGTTTCTTTTAATGGTTTAGAAATGGATGCTGTTAGTGATGCAACTCAAGCTGTTGAAGAAATATATAAAAAAACAGGGTTAAAATTTTGGGCAATTACAACTGTAACTAAAAATAAAAGTTGGAGTGCTGCATATAATAGTTTTGGAAATGAATTAAAACTGAATACAAGGAACGCAAAAAGCAATATTGTTTACAAAACAAAAGCAAAAAAATTTGATGACATTTATGAAAAGAGAATTGTAGATAGTGAAAAAACAATTTCAGAATTAAAAGAAAAATTAAAGATATCTCCTAATAGGCCTTTAGCGTTAGAACTAAAAAGAATTGAAAACGAAATAGATGAATTAAAAAAATATTCACGAAGTAATGTTGCTAACAATATTAAAGAAGTGGTTTATCACGAATCTGGACATGGCATACAAGCGGGAAGGCATCTTCCACAAGAACAAGTCGTGGAGTGGAGAAAAAGAATAAACGAGGCAGCAGAAAACGGATTTAATTCGGAATGGAAATATAAAATTTCAAGATATGGTGCTGAAACTAATGACGTTTTGGGAAGCCAAACAGTAATCGGCAAAAAAGATAAGTACGGAGAGTTTATTGCTGAAAGTTTTTGTGCTTATATGAAAGGTGAAAAAACAAATATTTATCCAGAATTATTAAAATTATTTGATGAAGTTGTTGGCAAATAATGAAAA